ATGCTGGCCTGTGCTGCCGGTAATGACCTTGATGTGATTGGTGCCAATTACAACACCACGCGCCTGATTATCACCCCGGCAGATGATTCGACTATCCCGCCGACACCGGCCGTGATGGAATCTGACACCGATTATCGTCTGCGTATTCAGCAGGCGTTTGAAGGTTTAAGCGTCGCCGGGTCGGTGGGGGCCTATCAGTATCATGGTCGAAGTGCCGACGGGCGTGTCGCGGATATCTCTGTCACCAGTCCTTCTCCGGCCTGCGTCACCATCTCTGTGCTGTCACGTGAAAATAACGGTGTCGCATCCGAAGACCTGCTGGCGGTGGTGCGTAACGCCCTTAATGGCGAGGACGTCAGGCCGGTGGCCGACCGCGTGACCGTGCAGTCTGCCGCCATCGTTGAATACCAGATAAACGCCACGCTTTACCTTTACCCTGGTCCCGAAAGCGAACCCATCCGCGCCGCCGCCGTGAAAAAGCTGGAAGCGTACATCACGGCACAGCACCGGCTGGGGCGCGACATCCGTCTGTCTGCCATTTATGCCGCTTTGCATGTGGAAGGCGTGCAGCGTGTCGAACTGGCTGCACCGCTGGCCGACATCGTGCTCAACAATACGCAGGCGTCTTTCTGTACCGAATACCGCGTCGTGACCGGAGGCTCGGATGAGTGATTCGCGCCTGCTGCCGACCGGCTCATCACCGCTTGAGGTCGCCGCCGCAAAAGCCTGTGCGGAAATTGAAAAAACGCCGGTCAGTATTCGTGAGCTGTGGAACCCGGACACCTGCCCGGCAAATCTGCTGCCGTGGCTGGCGTGGGCGTTTTCGGTCGACAGGTGGGATGAAAAGTGGCCGGAAGCGACAAAACGCGCCGTTATCCGCGATGCCTATTTCATCCACTGTCATAAAGGCACTGTCGGCGCAATCCGGCGTGTGGTGGAGCCGCTCGGCTATCTCATTAACGTAAAGGAATGGTGGGAGACAAACGACCCGGCCGGAACCTTTCGTCTTGATATCGGTGTGCTGGAAAGCGGTATCACAGAGGAAATGTATCTGGAAATGGAACGGCTGATTGCCGATGCCAAACCCGCAAGTCGCCACCTTATCGGCCTGAACATTATCCAGGACATTCCCGGCTATCTGTATACAGGCGGTGTGGTCTGTGATGGTGATGTTATTACTGTTTATCCCGGATAAGTGAGAAACAATGAGCACGAAATTTAAAACCGTTATCACTACTGCCGGAGCCGCGAAGCTGGCAGCCGCCACTGTCCCCGGCGGGAAAAAAGTAAACCTGTCTGCAATGGCCGTGGGTGACGGTAATGGCAAATTGCCGGTGCCGGATGCCGGTCAGACGAAACTGGTGCATGAGGTCTGGCGTCACGCTCTGAATAAAGTCAGCGTGGATAATAAGAATAAAAACTATATCGTGGCTGAACTGGTTGTACCGCCCGAAGTGGGCGGCTTCTGGATGCGTGAGCTTGGTCTGTATGACGATGCCGGAACACTGATTGCGGTCGCCAACATGGCAGAAAGCTATAAGCCTGAACTCGCTGAAGGCTCCGGGCGTGCGCAGACCTGCCGCATGGTTATTATTGTCAGTAACGTGGCGTCCGTTGAGCTGAGTATTGATGCCAGCACAGTGATGGCGACGCAGGATTACGTCGATGACAAAATCGCAGAACATGAGCAGTCCCGCCGCCATCCTGACGCCACGCTGACAGAAAAAGGTTTTACTCAGTTAAGCAGTGCAACAAACAGCACCAGTGAGTCATTGGCGGCAACGCCAAAAGCGGTCAAGGCAGCAAATGACAACGCAAATTCACGTCTGGCGAAAAATCAGAATGGTGCAGATATCCAGGATAAATCAGCTTTTCTGGACAATGTTGGCGTTACCAGTCTGACGTTTATGAAAAACAATGGCGAAATGCCGGTTGATGCCGACCTGAATACATTTGGTCCCGTTAAGGCTTATCTGGGGATCTGGTCTAAAGCTACCTCAACTAACGCAACACTGGAGAAAAATTTCCCGGAAGATAATGCTGTCGGTGTGCTTGAGGTTTTTGCTGCCGGCAATTTTGCAGGTACGCAACGCTTTACCACGAGAGACGGCAATGTTTACATGCGTAAACTCGCCAATAAGTGGAATGGCACTGATGGTCCGTGGGGCGTATGGCGTCACACTCAATCTGCTACCCGCCCTTTGAGTACGACTATAGACCTGAATACGCTTGGAGCCGCCGAGCATCTTGGTTTATGGCGTAACAGTAGCTCGGCTATAGCTTCATATGAACGCAATTATCCAGAGGAAGGCGGCTTTGCTCAGGGGATGCTTGAGATCCTCGAAGGCGGGAATTATGGAAGAACGCAACGTTATACCACTCGCCGTGGAAATATGTATGTCCGCTGCCTTGCGGCAAGCTGGGATGCATCAAATCCACAGTGGGAACCGTGGTTAAGAGTCGGTCATCAGTCAGAGAGTCGTTATTACGACGGGGATTTGAATGAGGTGACTTCACCAGGTATTTACAGCGTTACAGGTAAAGCGACCAACGGTCCAATACTGGACGGAAACGGCGTGACAGTCCTCGGGATTCTGGAAGTGTTGAGGCGCTTTGATGGTGTTAACGTATGGCAGCGTTATACAACTGCCGGAACAGGTGCAACCCTTAAAGGTCGCACGTTTGAGCGCGTCTATACCGGCAGCTCGTGGAGCGAATGGCGTGAAGTCTACACCTCGTATTCACTTCCCCTGAATCTGGGTATCGGCGGTGCAGTGGCAAAACTCTCCAGCCTGGACTGGCAGACCTACGACTTTGTGCCGGGCAGTCTGATAACCGTTCGGCTTGATAACATGACCAACATTCCCGAAGGTATGGACTGGGGCGTCATTGATGGCAACCTGATAAACATCTCAGTTGGTCCGAGTGATGATTCCGGTGCGGGGCGCTCAATGCATGTATGGCGCAGCACTGTAAGTAAAGCGAACTACCGCTTTTTTATGGTGCGTATTTCAGGAAATCCGGGAAGTCGCACGATCACCACAAGACGTGTGCCAATTATTGACGAAGCCCAGACATGGGCGGCGAAACAAACCTTCAGCGCCGGTCTTTCAGGCGAACTGTCCGGCAATGCTGCTACAGCAACAAAGCTGAAAACGGCAAGGACAATTAACGGCGTAACCTTTGACGGGACGAAAGATATTGAAGCGTTTCCGCCTGGTGTTCCGCTGCCGTGGCCATCAGATACACCACCTGCAGGCTATGCAATTATGCAGGGGCAGACGTTTGATAAGGCTGCATATCCGAAACTGGCTATTGTCTATCCTTCTGGTGTTATTCCAGATATGCGCGGCTGGACAATCAAGGGCAAACCCGCCAGTGGGCGTGCCGTATTGTCACAGGAACAGGACGGGATTAAATCGCATACTCACAGTGCCAGTGCGTCAAATACGGATTTAGGGACGAAAACGACCAGTTCATTTGATTACGGGACGAAGACAGTCAGTACGTTTAACTACGGAACAAAAACCACTAATACCACTGGTAACCATACACATACCATTTACAGAGGGAATGCCAATACTAATGGTGAAACCGGTAAAACAGGCTTTGACAACCCATCGTTTAATGGCACATCAGGAGCTGCCGGGAATCATGCCCACACGGTAGATATTGGCGCACATAATCATACGGTTGGTATTGGTGCACATTCACACACGGTTGCTATTGGCTCACACGGGCACTCTATTACCGTTAATGCTACAGGTAATACCGAAAACACCGTCAAAAACATCGCATTTAACTATATTGTGAGGCTTGCATAATGGCTTTCAGAATGAGTGCAGAAGCACAAACTATCCGCGTTTTCAATTTACTTGATGGAACCAATGAATTTATTGGCGAAAGTGATGCATATATTCCTCCGTATACAGGTTTGCCTGCAAACAGTACAGATATTGCGCCGCCTGATATACCGGCTGGTTATGCAGCCGTTTTCAATGCAGATGAAATGAAATGGGAGTTGATGGAAGACCATCGCGGAAAGACCGTATACGAAACGAAAACGGGAGCAGCCATTTATATTTCTGAACTTGGCGCATTATCTCCAGACGTGACAGCCATTTCCCCGGAGGGGGATTATCAGAAATGGAACGGAAATGCGTGGGTGAATGATGAGAATGCAGAGCGTGATGCACTTGTCAGAGCGGCTGAGTCTCAGAAGAAAGAGCAGATTGCATATGCAGGTGAAATCATTGCCACGCTGCAGGATGCTGTCGATTTGGATATGGCAACTGAGGAAGAAAAGTTAAGCCTGACACACTGGAAAAAATACCGTGTGCTACTGAATCGCATTCAGCCGGAAGATGCTCCGGATATAGAATGGCCTGAAATGCCACAATAAATTGTATAAGCTCTGATGTGAGTTTATACATCTATGGCACAGAGTAAAAACTAATCTGACAGTCCGCTCTGTGCCAAGAGCAGACATTGCTGACATCATTGTAAGTTTGTTTATGAAAAAATCACAGCGACCAAATGCAAAAAAAACGAAATAAGTGATTTATTAATTACTTGACTCAGGCTATATAAGTTCACAAGCCTACTATAAGGTAGTATTATCATTCTAAATTATGCAAGCGGTTTTAGGGTCTGGAGACATGAGTCAGGTATCACTTAGTGTTAAAAATGTTGTCTAATTATAATGTCGATTTTTTTGATGATTATAATTTTATTATTTGAAAAGAGTAAACGGTTATTAATTGATAGTTACATATTGTTGATAAGTTTAAATAAAGAGTGCATAACATGAGTAAAGACTGGCAAATATTAAAGAAATCCCTTTCCTATCCATTCGATGCGATAAGAAAAAACAAAAGAGAGTTTTTTATTTGGATCGTTTTTACAGTTGTTTGTGGGCAAATGGGGATTATTGCAAATATAATCATAAGATATTATTCACATTCAATACCACTAGATCAATCTATTTACATAGAAGGTTCGTCAGGAAGTTTTTACACATTTTCCATTGCATTAATAGCCTCTGCCCTTGGGCCTATGTTTGTAACTTTTTTTAGTTCAAAACTTGAATTTAAAACAATAAAAATCATATCAATAATATTATTGATTATTTTATTACAATTATCAGGTATAATATACGCTGCTACGCAATCAAAGGATTTAATCCTACCAAATTCTAATGATTTAACATTCGGTTTAACTCAACCTATAATTTATGTTATTTCTATAGTCTTAGTATGCTATACATTTGGCGTATTAAAACTTAACGCTACTGCACATACAGATATAAATGATGAAAGTTATATAGAAAAAGAAGATGCAATAGTTATAGATCAGACAATGGCAACCAATGAAGTAACTGATGATGGTAAAGGAGTTATGATATGAAGTTGAAATATATTGAAGTTAATCAACCAATCGGTACTTTCTATTTAACATCAATAAGAGCCATTGACTTGCTCGATATAGTTAGAGTTGATCGTCGCAGAGATTTCGAATTTGGTGTGCAAAGGGATATTTCATCATCAAGAGTTTCAGAAATCGCAAAGTACACTAGTGAGCCGGATGCGACTTTTCCAACGCCGATCATAATTTCCGTCGATGATTCATCCAATTTAAAAATGGATGATACCTATTTTTACTTTGAGTCTGAAGTGGTTATAGGTGATGTTATCGATGGTCAACACAGATTATGGGGAATTAAAAATTCCTCTAATGCTAAACTTTTTGAACTACCTGTTGTTTTAATGTTTGATCTTACTGATGAAGAAAAAGCCTATGTTTTCTCAATTATTAATAGTAAACAAACTCGTGTAAATCCATCAATTGTATATGATTTATTTTCGCTTGCAGAACGCAGGAGTCCACAAAAAACATGCCACGAAATCGCGAGAGGAATAAACAGTAATCCTGATTCCCCTTTTTATAAAAAGCTAAAAATGCTTGGGAAAAAGGAAATAAACCAAGATAATGCATCATTATCACAAAGCACTTTCATTAAATATCTTATCCAACATATTTCAAAAAAACCTGATGATGATGCAAGAATGTTAAAAATGAATCTGCCATTAACGCCAAATAATCAGTGTATATTCCGCGATTATTTTATCGAAGAGAATGACGCTGTAATTCAAAAAATAATATTGAATTATTTTAATGCTATTAGCAATGTCTATCCAGTTGAGTGGAATACACCAAGGGAATATTATTTAAGTAAACTCACAGGATATGCGGCATTAATGAAAGCCTTCCCTGTAATATATTCAAAGGGCATTAAAGAAAAAACGTTAAATTATGACTTTATGCTGAGTGAAGTAAGTAAAATAAAAAGAAATCTTGCAGCGCGAGGTATTAATTTTAAAGCGGGTGAATTTGGCACTAATGAATCTGAAATAAATAAGCTTGTGAAAAACATCATTGATTCATGTAGTTAAGCAAGTTACGTGGGCGGGGGAGGTTTTTTCTCCCCCGAACTGTTATTCTCGAATGCAAATCAAAAACTGTCAAAATTTGTGATTTAAAGACGGGCTGATTGCCCGTCTTTTCTTTATCTGTTGTTTCATTCACTGACCAGCCAGGTCAAATAGCGTCTCATGCTTCGCACAACAGAAAATAGTTGCACCCATTAACCACGGAGTTAAACGGATGAGTGACTATCATCACGGCGTGCAGGTGCTGGAGATTAACGACGGCACCCGCGTCATTTCCACCGTATCCACTGCCATTGTCGGCATGGTCTGCACGGCCAGCGATGCGGATGCGGAAACCTTCCCCCTCAATAAACCGGTGCTGATTACCAATGTGCAGAGCGCAATTGCAAAGGCTGGTAAAAAAGGCACGCTGGCGGCGTCGTTGCAGGCCATCGCTGACCAGTCAAAACCGGTCACCGTTGTCGTGCGTGTTGAAGACGGCACCGGCGACGACGAAGAAACGAAACTTGCGCAGACCGTTTCCAATATCATCGGCACCACCGACGAAAACGGTCAGTACACCGGACTGAAAGCCCTGCTGGCGGCGGAGTCGGTAACCGGTGTTAAACCGCGTATTCTCGGCGTACCGGGACTGGACACCAAAGAGGTGGCTGTTGCACTGGCATCTGTCTGTCAGAAGCTGCGCGCTTTCGGGTATATCAGCGCATGGGGCTGTAAAACCATTTCCGAGGTGAAAGCCTACCGCCAGAATTTCAGCCAGCGTGAGCTGATGGTCATCTGGCCGGATTTCCTCGCATGGGATACGGTCACCAGCACCACCGCCACCGCGTATGCCACCGCCCGTGCGCTGGGTCTGCGCGCTAAAATCGACCAGGAGCAGGGCTGGCATAAAACGCTGTCCAACGTCGGGGTAAACGGTGTTACCGGCATCAGCGCATCTGTATTCTGGGATTTGCAGGAGTCCGGCACTGATGCTGACCTGCTTAACGAGTCAGGCGTCACTACGCTGATTCGCCGCGACGGTTTCCGCTTCTGGGGTAACCGTACCTGCTCTGATGACCCGCTGTTCCTCTTTGAAAACTACACCCGCACCGCGCAGGTGCTGGCCGACACGATGGCTGAGGCGCACATGTGGGCGGTGGACAAGCCCATCACCGCAACGCTGATTCGCGACATCGTTGACGGTATCAATGCCAAATTCCGTGAGCTGAAAACAAACGGCTATATCGTGGATGCGACCTGCTGGTTCAGCGAAGAATCCAACGATGCGGAAACCCTCAAGGCCGGAAAACTGTATATCGACTACGACTATACCCCGGTGCCTCCTCTTGAAAACCTGACCCTGCGCCAGCGTATTACCGATAAATACCTGGCAAATCTGGTCACCTCGGTTAACAGCAATTAAGGAGTCTGACCGATGGCAATGCCGCGCAAACTCAAGTTAATGAACGTCTTTCTGAACGGCTACAGCTATCAGGGCGTCGCGAAGTCCGTCACGCTGCCAAAACTGACCCGTAAGCTCGAAAACTATCGCGGTGCGGGGATGAACGGCAGCGCACCGGTAGACCTCGGCCTTGATGACGATGCGCTGTCAATGGAGTGGTCGCTCGGGGGCTTCCCGGATTCGGTTATCTGGGAACTTTACGCCGCAACCGGTGTGGATGCCGTGCCGATTCGTTTTGCAGGCTCTTACCAGCGTGACGATACCGGCGAAACGGTGGCCGTCGAAGTGGTCATGCGTGGCCGTCAGAAAGAAATCGACACCGGCGAGGGTAAACAGGGAGAAGACACCGAGTCGAAAATCTCCGTGGTCTGCACCTATTTCCGGCTGACGATGGACGGTAAGGAGCTGGTCGAAATTGACACCATCAACATGATTGAGAAGGTGAACGGCGTCGACCGGCTGGAGCAACACCGCCGCAATATCGGCCTGTGATTTTCATCCGGTCAGCCTGGCTGACCGGTTAACCCTGATTCAGAAGTGAGAAAACCATGAACAAAGAAAATGTGATTACCCTGGACAATCCGGTCAAGCGTGGTGAGCAGGTTATCGAACAGGTCACGCTGATGAAACCCAATGCCGGGACGCTGCGCGGTGTCAGTCTGGCTGCGGTCGCAAACTCCGAAGTCGATGCACTGATTAAAGTGCTGCCGCGCATGACGGCACCGATGCTGACTGAGCAGGAGGTCGCCGCGCTGGAGCTGCCTGACCTTGTGGCGCTGGCCGGTAAGGTGGTCGGTTTTTTGTCGCCGAACTCGGTGCAGTAACGTTTCCGAAAAATCTCTCGGTCGATGACCTGATGGCGGATGTGGCAGTGATATTTCACTGGCCGCCATCAGAACTGTATCCCATGAGCCTGACCGAACTCATCACATGGCGCGAAAAGGCGCTCCGGCGAAGCGGAAACACGAATGAGTAACAATGTAAAATTACAGGTATTGCTCAGGGCTGTTGACCAGGCATCCCGCCCGTTTAAATCCATCCGCACAGCGAGTAAGTCGCTGTCGGGGGATATCCGGGAAACACAAAAATCACTGCGCGAGCTGAACGGTCACGCATCCCGTATTGAGGGATTTCGCAAGACCAGCGCACAGCTTGCCGTGACTGGTCATGCACTTGAAAAGGCACGGCAGGAAGCCGAAGCACTTGCCACACAGTTTAAAAACACTGAACGTCCGACCCGTGCTCAGGCGAAAGTGCTGGAATCCGCAAAGCGTGCGGCGGAGGACTTACAGGCGAAATATAACCGCCTGACGGATTCCGTTAAGCGCCAGCAGCGGGAACTGGCCGCTGTGGGAATTAATACCCGCAATCTTGCACATGATGAGCAGGGACTGAAAAACCGTATCAGTGAAACCACCGCACAGCTTAACCGGCAGCGTGACGCGCTGGCGCGTGTCAGTGCGCAACAGGCAAAACTTAATGCAGTAAAACAGCGTTATCAGGCCGGAAAGGAACTGGCCGGAAATATGGCCTCAGTGGGCGCTGCCGGTGTGGGGATTGCGGCGGCGGGAACGATGGCCGGAGTTAAGTTGCTGATGCCCGGTTATGAGTTTGCGCAGAAAAACTCAGAATTGCAGGCCGTGCTCGGAGTGGCAAAAGACTCCGCCGAAATGACCGCACTACGCAAACAGGCGCGCCAGCTCGGCGACAATACCGCCGCCTCGGCGGATGATGCGGCCGGTGCACAGATAATCATCGCGAAAGCGGGTGGGGATGTTGATGCCATTCAGGCGGCAACGCCGGTCACGCTGAATATGGCGCTGGCGAACCGCCGCACGATGGAAGAAAACGCCGCCCTGCTGATGGGGATGAAATCCGCCTTTCAGCTTTCAAACGATAAGGTCGCTCATATCGGGGATGTTCTCTCCATGACGATGAACAAAACCGCCGCCGATTTTGACGGCATGAGCGATGCGCTGACCTATGCCGCACCTGTGGCAAAAAATGCCGGTGTCAGCATTGAAGAAACCGCCGCAATGGTCGGGGCGCTGCATGATGCAAAAATCACAGGCTCAATGGCGGGGACGGGAAGCCGTGCCGTGTTAAGCCGCCTGCAGGCACCGACGGGAAAAGCATGGGATGCACTCAAAGAGCTTGGAGTGAAAACCTCAGACAGCAAGGGAAACACCCGGCCAATATTTACCATTCTGAAAGAAATGCAGGCCAGTTTTGAGAAAAACCGGCTCGGTACTGCCCAGCAGGCTGAATACATGAAAACTATTTTCGGGGAGGAGGCCAGCTCAGCCGCCACCGTGCTGATGACTGCCGCCTCAACCGGAAAGCTGGACAAACTGACCGCTGCGTTTAAAGCCTCAGACGGGAAGACCGCCGAGCTGGTAAATATCATGCAGGACAACCTCGGCGGTGACTTTAAAGAGTTTCAGTCCGCTTATGAGGCGGTGGGGACTGACCTGTTTGACCAGCAGGAAGGCGCACTGCGTAAGCTCACGCAGACGGCCACAAAGTATGTGTTAAAACTCGACGGCTGGATCCAGAAAAACAAATCACTGGCGTCAACCATCGGCCTCATTGCCGGTGGCGCACTGGCGCTTACTGGCATCATCGGTGCCATTGGTCTTGTAGCCTGGCCGGTTATCACCGGCATCAATGCCATCATTGCTGCAGCAGGCGCAATGGGGGCAATTTTCACGACGGTTGGCAGTGCCGTTATGACGGCCATCGGGGCGATTAGCTGGCCGGTAGTGGCCGTGGTGGCCGCCATTGTCGCCGGAGCGTTACTTATCCGTAAATACTGGGAGCCTGTCAGCGCATTCTTTGGCGGTGTGGTGGAAGGGCTGAAAGCGGCATTTGCGCCGGTGGGAGAACTGTTCACGCCACTTAAGCCGGTGTTTGACTGGCTGGGTGAAAAGTTACAGGCTGCGTGGCAGTGGTTTAAAAACCTGATTGCCCCGGTCAAAGCCACCCAGGACACCCTGAACCGTTGCCGTGACACGGGCGTCATGTTCGGGCAGGCACTGGCTGACGCGCTGATGCTGCCGCTTAATGCGTTCAACAAATTACGCAGCGGCATTGACTGGGTACTGGAAAAGCTCGGGTTCATCAACAAAGAGTCAGACACACTTGACCAGACAGCCGCCAGAACTCATGCCGCCACGTATGGCACCGGTGGTTATATTCCGGCGACCAGCTCTTATGCAGGTTATCAGGCTTATCAGCCGGTTACGGCACCGGCTGGCCGCTCTTATGTGGACCAGAGTAAAAACGAATATCACATCAGCCTGACGGGTGGTACTGCGCCGGGGACACAGCTTGACCGCCAGTTACAGGATGCGCTCGAAAAATACGAGCGGGATAAACGTGCGCGCGCCCGTGCCAGCATGATGCATGACGGTTAAGGAGGTGATGAAAAATGATGCTCGCGTTAGGGATGTTTGTTTTTATGCGCCAGACGCTGCCACACCAGACCATGCAGCGTGAATCAGATTATCGCTGGCCGTCAAATTCCCGTATCGGTAAACGGGATGCCTACCAGTTTCTAGGTGTGGGTGAGGAAAACATGACGCTTGCCGGTGTGCTTTATCCCGAACTGACCGGCGGCAAGCTGACGATGACCACGCTCAGACTGATGGCAGAGGAAGGCCGGGCGTGGCCGTTGCTGGATGGCACCGGCATGATTTACGGTATGTATGTCATCAGCAAGGTGAGTGAAACAGGGAGTATTTTCTTTGCCGACGGCACACCCCGGAAAATTGATTTTACGCTGTCACTTACCCGCGTTGATGAATCACTGGCCGCGCTTTATGGCGATATCGGTAAACAGGCGGAATCGCTCATCGGTAAGGCGGGCAGTATGGCAACTAAATTCACGGGTATGACGGGGGCGGGATAATGCTGGATACGCTGACATTTGATGCAGGCAGTACGCTGACGCCGGATTACATGCTGATGCTCGACAGCAGGGATATTACCGGCAATATCAGCGACCGTCTGATGAGCATGACCCTGACGGATAACCGGGGCTTTGAGGCTGACCAGCTTGATATTGAACTGAACGATGCCGACGGGCAGGTCGGGCTGCCGGTTCGTGGCGCTGTCCTGACGGTGTATATCGGCTGGAAAGGTTTTGCCCTGGTATGCAAAGGGAAATTTACCGTTGATGAGGTTGAACACCGGGGCGCGCCGGATGTGGTCACCATCCGTGCCCGGAGTGCAGATTTTCGCGGGACGCTCAATTCCCGCCGGGAAGGCTCATGGCATGACACCACGCTCGGTGCGATTGTTGAGGCGATAGCCTCCCGTAACAGGCTGGAAGCCAGTGTCGCTCCGTCACTGGCCGGAATTAAAATCCCGCACATCGACCAGTCGCAGGAGTCTGATGCGAAATTTCTGACCCGTCTTGCAGAACGCAACGGCGGTGAGGTGTCGGTAAAAATGGGAAAACTGTTGTTTCTCAAAGCGGGGCAGGGGGTGACGGCCAGCGGTAAAAAAATCCCGCAGATTACCATCACCCGCAGCGACGGTGACCGTCATCATTTTGCGATTGCTGACCGTGGAGCCTATACCGGCGTAACGGCAAAGTGGCTTCACACCAAAGACCCGAAGCCACAAAAGCAGAAGGTAAAACTGAAACGCAAAAAGAAAGAGAAACACCTGCGCGCACTGGAGCACCCGAAAGCGAAACCGGTCACGCAGAAGAAAGCGCCAAAAGCACCGGAAGCGCGCGAAGGTGAATACATGGCAGGTGAAGCTGACAACGTTTTTGCCCTGACCACGGTATATGCCACAAAAGCGCAGGCTATGCGTGCCGCTCAGGCGAAGTGGGATAAACTGCAACGGGGCGTTGCGGAGTTCTCCATCATCCTGGCTACCGGTCGTGCAGATATTTACACGGAAACACCGGTCAGAGTGTCAGGCTTTAAGCGCGTCATAGACGAGCAGGACTGGACAATCACTAAGGTGACACATTTTCTGAATAATAGCGGCTTCACGACGTCCTTAGAGCTTGAGGTCAGGCTTTCTGATGTGGAGTACGAAACAGAAGATTATGAGTGATGTATTTTGTTTATCTGTTTGTTTTATAAGGATAAATTAACTAAAATGGCACTATCAACAAAACCGGAAGAGGTGCTCGCGATGTTTCATTGTCCTTTATGCCAGCATGCCGCACATGCGCGTACAAGCCGCTATATCACTGACACGACAAAAGAGCGTTATCACCAGTGTCAGAACGTGAATTGCAGCGCCACGTTCATCACCTATGAGTCGGTACAGAGATACATCGTGAAGCCGGGAGAAGTCCACGCCGTAAGGCCGCACCCGTTGCCGTCAGGGCAGCAAATTATGTGGATGTGA